CTCCCTCTCTGAACGGCTTGCGCCTTCCGGCGGCTTCCTGAAACTCATTGCTGTACCTTGTCGAGTAAGTAGTAACCCACCCCAATCAGGGCGGTTGCCACGAAGGCAATCCCTGCCCCGTACTTCAAGTTGAGCATGAACTCCTGCTGCCGTAGGCGGTGCTCACGCTCCTTCTTCTCGCGCTCCTTCTTCAGCCGGATGCGCTCCATGATCATCTCGTTGTAAACGCTCTCACCGTAGTGAGCGACGATCAGAATCTTGAGTTCGTACTCCTGCTTGATCAGCGCCTGCTTGTGCATCGTGATCTGCAAGGCTTCCTGCTCAATGCTGTCGTCGTGCAGCAGCCGTTTGAAGACCGAGGGCTTCTTGTTGGCCTTCTCGTTGGCTAGGCGGTTGAAATCCCCAAAGGCTCCGTACCACTTGCCGATCTGACCGGCAACGTCCTGTATCTCGCGGCCCGTGGCGACGAGTTTCTTAACGGCACCAAAGGCAGCGTTTGCTGCCGATACTGCTGCGAGGATGCCGGTGATGGGTTCCATACACTACTTGTTCCCCTTGGCAATACGCTCGCGCTCTTCAAGCAGCCTGACCTTGACCTGAAGGTCGTTGATGTGCGTCATCAGTTGCTCTTTCAGGATCGCCCTGCGTTCTGCACTGATTGGGCTGTCAGTTGGGACACCCTCCTTGGTGATGAGCGCAGGCATCTGCCCTTCGATCTTGGTCAGACGCTCAGAGAAGGATGCCACTTGACCGAGTAGCCATGCAAGCGCAGCCACCACGATGGGGATGACTGCCTTGAGAACATCTGACCATGCCATGATTTACTCCGTGATCACCACCGTGTCGGTGTCTTCAAAGAACATCATGCGCCCACGGCACGCGATGTTGTAGTCCTGCCCGTTGGCATCCAACTCCGTCCACGACCGAGTTTCAATCCTGACGTGCTTGGCAAGGACTTCCCTGCCGCCCTCAAACACGCGCCAGACGTGAAGCATGGAGCCACGACCCGGTTGTCCGCGTGACTTGTTGAACCGGATCGTGTACTTGTTCACTCAGGGCGAACAGGCCATGCCATGTTGGGGAAGTCCGCGTGCAGGCGAATCTCACGCAACGCACGGCGGTATTCAATCCACAGCGCACGGTCACCGGAAGTCATGGGCACGTCCGGCAAGACAGACCAATCGGACTCGGCCAACATTTTCTTGGCGCGATCCCATGCGAGTTCGGCAGCAGAAGACGGGACCGGGCCGGGTGGCGCGTCGCCTACCTCAACCCATCCCTGATCGTTGTAGGACTCGCCCAACCACGACAGATCACCGATCTGGTCGATGAAGCCGTGAAGGCCGAAAATCGGCCCCCAGTTTTCAGGCAGCGGCTGCGGCTCGCTTAGTGCGCTTCCGTCCGACAGTTTTTTGAGTTGCCAAAGTTTGCTCATTTTCACTCCTTGCCATCAAGGCGGGTTGAAGTCCGGGCTGCTGCTCAGGCGCAGGAAGATTTGCGCCCAATTGGTTATGCGGGGCCATATCATTTACAAAAGGCGGATGCCCGTTCAAGTGCTTTTGTTCTTCTGGCGTAATTCTCCATTCCCGCCAACTAGAGAAATCGTTTCTAGGCTGAATGTGAATGTGGCACCCAATGTTGGCTGCGAGTTGATGAATCAACTCAACCACTTCCACGGGCTGCAAAGGCGACCAAACAACGTATCCTTCCGAACTACGCATATTGATCTCTGTAACTCCGCCAAACGCAGTTCCGACCGTCACAGAACGAGCGCGATTTAACGAAATTTCAAAGTTGGCAACGTCTTGTTTATGTCTAATTTCATCAAGACGAGTTTGTTTTTCTGTTTTTTTCATTGCGTGTTCCAAGAAATTACTACCTGACCACCTGAAGGACCCCCAACAACAATTGGGTATGCCGCACCAGGAGTTACGGTCAAACAGTTAACTGTGGATGGATTTGCAGCGTTTCCTGGATTGCCACCGTTTCCGGAGTTGCCAGTTGCGCCTCTCCAACCGCCGCCGCCTCCGCCACCCCAGAAATTACCATTAGCCGGAGCCGGACTGCCGGGGACAAATCCAGGTTTTGCGTTATAAGGAGATGCGCCGCCCGCGCCGCCACCCCCACCAGCACGAAATACGTTGGCGCTGCTTCCTGGATTTCCAGAACCCGCTCCTGGATAAGCGGAATTTCCACCCGCACCGCCGCCTGGATTACCGGCCACACCTCGTGCTGCTGATACGTTAAAACAATTAAATCCACCTTGATTGTCAGAAGACCCGCCGCCGCCTGGGCCTCTTGGGTTGGAGATTGCGTAACCACCAGTTCTTGGATTTGTTAGCGAGGAAGGATAAGGCCCCGAAGGCATGCTACACAAACACTGACAACGGCCAACAGCCTCATTGGTATTTCTAAAACCAAAAACTCCTCTGCCGCCCCCAAAACCACCAACCCCACCATTACCGGCCGTGCCGCCATTACCGGCATTCCCGCCGGGGAATGTTTGACAAAGCCCGGTAGAAGAGTTTCCGGCCGCTCCGGTAGTGCCAGCGTTTCCTGCATTACCCGTTGAACCGGTACCCCCAGGACAACCTGAAAAACTTCCCGCATTGCCGCCATAAACTCCACCACCACCGACCCCACCACTTCCGGCTGTGTGGCCGCAAGGATTGGAATAACAACAGCCGCAAGGAAAAGAGGAAGACATTGCCTGAGCACCGCCACCACCACCGCCGCCAGCACCGGGGTTACCGGAATTTCCAGCGTTGCCCGGAGCGCCCGTGCCGCCTTTGCCTGTAATACTTACTTTTGTAACGCCTACAGGCACTGTAAATGTGCCGGAAGCATTAAATGTCTGACTACCGGCGGGCACAACAGTTTTGCCGCCAAAAAGCGTAATTTTTGGTGTTCCTGCTGGCATCATGCACTCCTTGTACTGGAATCCATACCGTATTCTGAACGCCTATCTTTAGCGTATTCCGCATGGGGGCCGTTTTTGTCTACATAGTGCAGCATGAACTGCACATTTAACTGATTCTCTTTAAGCGGCTGCCGCCAGTGCATAACATCGCAGCCCATATAAATCACGGCATCACCGGGATTTAGTAAATGCTTTTCTGGGTCATTTTGGCCGTACTGGGTATATACTGGAGAAAACTCACCCTTAGTGGCGACATTTACCGTCACGCTAACTTCACAGGCCGGTCGATCTACATGCGGAAATAGTTTTTCTCCCGCCTGATATATGCGAGAGTATGAATAAGTCGGCATCAACGCTCTACCCGTGGCATCTTCAACCGCTTCTTTACTTGCTTGAAGAAGCACCTCAATCAACGGATCAGCGTAGTAAGCAAAACGGGAGGTTGGATCGCCCTTGTCAGAAACTTCAACCCATTCGCCGCGACGAATTTTATTCTCAAAGTATTGAGAAACAACAGCAATAGTCTGCTCGTCAATAAAGTTTTTGACTAGCACACATCCGTGTTTTTCAAAACGCTCTGCGTCAGTCATAATAAAACCACCCCGTCACAATATATTTGCTTCGCTGCCCAAAAACAGTATTGCCACGATGTGCGTGAGTAAAAGTGGCGGGCCATAGAACCATCGTGTTTTCGGTGGGCTGTAATCTGCGCTGCTGATAAAGAAACTCAGTTTCTCCGGCTTCTTCTTGATTCAGCGTGTTGAGGTACAACATGTAAACCAAAACGCGGTCTGCATGTTCGCCATTGGCCTGCTCGCCATGCCATACATGGTAGCCGCCGCCTGGATCAGTACGCTGCATCTTCATGTGCGTAGCGGAAATTTTGCCTTCCTTCAGCACTGAAAACTCTTCAGTGTAGGCATCATAACACCGCTGAAGTCCGTCAAAAAACAGTTTGGTGGTCAAAGCGCTATTGAAATCCGCAGCAGTGTGAACGCCAAAGTTAAGCCCTAACTGCATGTCGTTTTTACGATGCTTCGGCGCACCTTCTCCACGCTGACGGTTGGTGCCCGCGCCAGTCTCCACCAGACGATCAAACTCTTTGATCAGGTGTTGGCAATACCCTTCCGGGTATACATCCCGGTAAACAGCAATAAAGTCTTTGTACTCGACGTTCATTTGAAAGCAGGTCCAGATACCCAAGCCACAAGAGACTGGCGGTTACCGCTCATCACGGGAGTTACTTGGTGGAGTACATACGAAGGGAACGCCGCCACCAGCCCCCGCTGTTTGCGAACGGTTTGTGGCTGACCAGAAGTAAGCACTTGGAGGTTTCCCCCCTCGTACTGGCTTGGGTCTGTCAGTTGAAGTACCAGACTGAGTTTGCGGCTCGTTCCCCCGCCGTAGTCCTGATGCCATCCGTACATCCCCTGTTCTGACTGATCGTAGTTGGTCAACTGGATAGGCTCACCAAAGCCCGTCAGGTCAAACCGGTAGTATTGGGCGTTAAGAGACGAGGCGATGTGGCCCAACTTC